CGTCAGGACCGACAGAATCACATCAGGCGCCGCCGTCACCGGGGACGCGCCATCGAGGGAATAGACCAGCTTGAACGTCAACGGGAACGCTGTGCAGAGGCCATCTGGTAGCTGAAATTGAAAGCTGACCGAATCGCCCGCCACGTCTAGCAGCCCCTTTTTCAGCTTGCTCGTCCATTCCGTAGGAACGCCACCAGAGCCCACAAGCACCTCGGCGTCCTTTGCGCCGCCTCCCGTGATCTCGCCCCAAACATTGCCGATCCCGAACAGCTGGCTGCGCCATTGCGCGAGCCCCGCCGCCCCGATTTGGCCTCGGGCATTCGTTGCGATGGAGCTTGGGATCAGACGCATCCTCTCGAACACGGGCGAAGTCGTGACCGTCGAGGCGATGCGAACTCGCATCCAGTAGCCCGTTGTGCCGCTGATCGTCGTTTCGGCCCAGGCCGTGCCCGTGTCGATGCCGGGGCGGATCGTCTCGGCGCTAGAGGCCCGCAGGAAAACGGCGTTTGCGTACCTGAACTGATCGACGTCACTGACCGCCATCACGTCGATTTCGACCCAGGTGGTCGCTGCCGTCTGGATCTCCCAGATGAACGACCCGCCGCCCAGAACTGCAGCAGTGGTCTGGTCCATATCGACGCCCCAGTGCTTGAGCGCCGTGCCCGCCGCGTCTGTCCGGTCAGTACACCAGAGTATCGAGTGCCCGGCCGTCAATCCTTGGAACGAGAACGTCGAGCTCGATCGGCTGGCGGCCTCTGTGCTAACGTCGGTCAGCGTGCCCCCGTCGCTGCTGGGGCTGGCTGTCGAGTCGGTCGTGAGCACGATCTGCCCGTCGCTGTACGGACTGCCCTCCCCGATGGATAGACCCGAACCCAGCTCGGGGAATCCTGTCGTCAGATCGGCGCCCACCGAGCGGACCTCGGCGTTCCGCTCGGCTGTCTGCTCCTGGTGAAAAGAGGCAGACAGCTCCATCGTCGTAATGGCCGCCGAGGGAAAACTGAACAGCGGTTGAACCGTGGTCCCCGAGACAACCAGGGACGTACCCACGCCCGTTAGAGCCGGGTCAATCAGCAGGCTCGCGGTCGTCGCGTCCACCCGCCCGCCGATGATCGTCACCGACACGCCATCGGCTGCGATGTGGCCGCCAACGGCAGCCGTCCAGTTGGGGCTGTAGATGATGCAGGTCGATGTTCCGGCGACGTGGATGCAGTCCACGACGCCCGTGCTTCCGACGTTGTGACTCTGCCCCTGGAATTTGCCGGTGCCCTCGGTCAGCACCACATTCTCAATAGTGCCCGCGCTCTGCGGGACGTGTACGTCATCGAGCGCCAGGACCCCGGCGTCTACGCGCAGCAGGTTGGCGAGCCCGCCGCCCTCGCAGCGGATGTTCCCGCCCACGACCTTGCCGGCACCTGACTTAAAAATCCCATCCCCGGAGCCGGTAGCGCCATCGCCTCGCAAGTCGAGATCGTAGACCGTTGCGGTTCCTGCGCTGTGGGAGACCCCCGCCAGGTTAACGGTTGTCGGGCAGGTGATCTGAAAGCCTTGCAAATAGCTCCCGGCCGACAGCGTAATGATATGCGCGACCGCTGCCGCATCGCCGACGATGGTCACCAGGAAGCCGCCAGCGGAAACCAGCGAGACGCCCGCCGGGACCGTCAGGCCGGACTCGGAATAGGTTCCCGGACGCACCGTCACCACGTCCCCGCTCGAGGCAGCGGTCAGCGCCGCGCCGATGGTCAGCCAGGGCAAGTCGAGCCGGTCAACCAGCGCGGTGCCATCATTCCCATCCTTGGCAACCCAGAGTGTATTCGCGGTGTCGATAGCGCCGCCGCCAGCTGGCGTCGCCCATGCCGGCTCTCCCGCCGTCACCGTCAGCACCTGGCCCGCTGACCCGATGCCCAGCCGCTGCGGAGCTCCCAGCGCCAGACCGGTGATGACATCACCCAGCGTGGTCATGGGGTTGAGCAGGCCGCCTTCAATCGGCGTCACCACTCCCGCGCTGTCCTTCTTTTTCCAGATGCTGTCGGCGCTGTCGAAAAACACAAAAAACGACAAAGCTGGGGGCGTGGGGACGCTCGCCGCCGTCACCTCGGTGAATCGCTGGATGGACATTATTTAGGACTCCAGGATAAGCTGAGCGTCGGCCTCGATGATCTGGATGCCGCCGGCCTCGATGATTTGCGGGCCGTGGATGGTCATCTGCTGCTTCGCACGTATGGTCACCGTATCACCCGCGCTGATTCGGTGGTAGCTGAAGTTCGGCGTGGCCGTCACGCCGCCGCCGACTACCAGATTCCCCAGGATGGCGACATCAGACAGCAGCTTGAGCGTGCCTACTGCTGACGGGTCGCCGTTCGCATCCATCGGCGAAATACAAAGGTCAGGCGTCGCGGGTGTCGTGTCATCGAGCCGCGCGAACCATCCCCGGGTGGCCTGGCCCAGATCATCCCGGTACAGATTCGCCCATCGAAGGTCTGTATCCTCGCCCATCAGAGCGAGCTGCGTTCGCGGCGTATTGACCGCCGCCGGCCGCGTCTCCCCGGTGCGATAGTCCGCCATATCCCAGGGAGCAGGAATCAGGGCGAAACCACCGACGCCGGCCCCCCCCTTGTACCGATCCGACTGCGGGCCGCGAACGTGGACCGGGACGCCCCGGCTATCGAACTGGCCGAACGACTCGAGGCGGCCTTGCACGGGGTTGTCACATAGGACCCTGAGCGCTCGGTTGCTCGGCATCGCAATATGCCGAAGGTCCTGGCCCGGGATCCAGTACGCCTGAGCCTTTGCCAATAGCCCCGGAGACTGCGCCTCTGCGTGCGTCCGTGCGCCGGTCCTGCCCCGCTGCTGCGTGTCGCCCGGGGCGATCGGGACCTGAAACGCTCGGGCGGTCTTACCGTCCGGGAGCGGGTCTACTCCCTCCTGCGGCGTGCTGAATTGATCGAGAAATGCCGCCCCCTCATCATCGGCAGGATCTCTATCTAGAAAAGCCTCATCATCGGGGCTAATCGGCGGCTGCGGGAGCGATCCGGGCAGCGGGAACGGGAGCCCCTCGCCAGAGAACCCCGGCCCCTGGTCCAGACGTAACCGGGGCGGCCCGTCTCCGGGCGGGAGAAGGGGCGGGCCGAAGCCCTCGAGCTCTATCTCGGGCTGAATCGGCTGCGGTATGAATGTGCCCGCCACGGGCGGGAGCGGCTGCGGTATCACCGTGCCCGCAATCAGGGGCCGCTTCGGCGGTACGGGCTTCTTGGGCGGCTGCGGATCACCGGGCGGCCGGGCGGGCGGGTTCTTGCCTGTCGGGTCCTCTGGCGGCTCTCCGGGCGGATCTTCCGGCGGCTGATCCGGTGGCGCCCAAATACTGTAGCTCTGCCAGGCCCAATCGCCGGGCGCCTTCCGCAGATTGACCGCCATAACGTAGGGCGTGGTCAGTCCAGGACTCCAGGCCAGAGGCTCGAAGCGAAGCTCATCGTCTAGCCCGGGAGCCATGTAGAAACGGGCACCGGTCCAGAGGTGCGCCGGGTTTATTGTGTCCCCCTCGGCGTTGACTCCGATGTTGTGCTTATCGCCGAATGCGCTGCCGGGATGCATCGGGCCGCCGCGCTCGTGGCTCATGTAGCCTACGATCCGGTCCCACCAGGCAGCACCGTACCCGCGCCCCTGCGCGTTGCGGGTCATGTTCAGGGCGGCTACTGTTTTGCTCTCCCCGAAGGCGAGAAAATCGCGATCGGAGAGCTCTACCAGGCTCACCCGCCAGGCCGTGTCAATGCGTGCGCGGTGCGCCAGGTCCAGCTCGTCGCCCGTCAGATCGTAGACGTATGTCGAGGCGGTATTCGGGCCGTTTCCCCGCCAGTGAGCGACAAGCACGCCGCCCGACGGGAATCCTAGACAATGCTGCTCATTTTCGTCTTGACTGTCGAGCACGATCAGCGGCATACCCGCTGGGATTTTCAGCGGTAGCAGCGGCGAGAATGTTACCGGCTCGGGTACGAATCTTTCGTCAACCGTCCACTTGCCGTCACGTATCGGTAGAAACTTTTCGGGCTCGTGCATCGCCGCCGGCCAGCCGCCGAAGCGCCAGCCGCCGATTATACGACTAGTCGGATGCAGGTAGCAGCCCGCTGTGATGTCCCCGCGGGTTCTCTCGTCGTGGATCCGTTCCGGCATCGTGTCGGTTTTGATCGCATCGCCGAGCATGCGAACACCCTTGACGCAATGCCGCGTCATGATGTTCAACTCCTCGGTAGCATACCCGTGGTGCTGTAGCGGGAGCGTGCCGAGATCAGACTCGAAGGCGACCTTGCTCATTATTTCACCGCCCGCAAAACGATGCGCTGTGTCCCCGCGTCCAGGAATGCGGTCATATCAATCAGCGGCCTCTGCGGCTGGCAGGCTACCGCGCTCAGCGCGCTACCATCGGGGTTGACGGTGTGCGTCACGCTCTGTATGGAGCCGACCGGGACGTGAGCGGAGTTCATGTCCCCGACCTTGGAGCCCATCAGCCGAGAGGCGTCTCGAGCCCATATCGCCTTGGCGTGAGCGAGGGCGATACGCTTTAGAGATGCGGCGTCTTTCTCTCCGTCCCCGAGATTGACACAGGCGACCTTTAGACTTGACAGCCCAAACACCGCGGGATCAAAGGCATCTGTCAAGACGCCTTTGTGCTGCTCTGACCAGGCAAAGCGGGCGGTTTCTACGCTCGCCCTCACTCGGATTCTGAGCCGGGGGCCTGTGGCTGTGATCCCGTGATCAGACGCCGAAATCGAGACAGTAAACAGCTTGTCAGCGGGAATCATGGTCAAGATCACGGCGACCTTTGACGGGCCGAGCTTCGGAGGATTTAGCCGGTCCAGGCGGGTTCTGCTGTTGAAAAACACCGGGCGGGAATTGCTCGGCCGAAGGTCACCCGTAGGCACATTCAAGATCTGAGCGGGGAAGACCATCACATCATTTCCAAAAGGGCTCAGCAGGTAATCAAGCCTGATTATCCCCATATCCTGGTCAGTGACCACGACCCGAGCGGGGCTCGGCTGCGAGTCTTTTGTGATCTCCGTATTGGCCCCAGGATAACCCGCCACATTCATCGCCCAGGCCGTGGTGTCAGCATGAGACGCCCCTCTCAGGAGCCCCTTGTTGCTCGACTTGATGCAATGATCAGCGTATGCCATCGCCGGCGCGCGCTGCCCGCTTACTCGGTCGAGCGTCGCCACGAGATAGGGGCGAATAGCCTCGGCGTTGTCCACGAATGCTTTCGGCAGCCGGAATCCCTGCCGATACCAGCGCATCAGCATTGACGTCCTGGCCATCCAGTTTTGCTCTACGCTGCTCAGCTGTATCGTGCCTATATTGTCCATTATAGCCCAGAGCCCGCGCTCGGGGATAAACCCCTGGTCGATCAGGTCGAACGTCAAACCCTTGCCCTTCGCCAAGAGTAAACCAATCCCCCCCTCGAGATTCCAGGCGTCTACCTGCTCTTTGATCGTCTTGAAGGTGCCCGGCGCGACTTTCTCCTTCCCCACGGTAAGCTCAAAGTCTACGGTCGGCCCTACGTTGTCCAGGATCCGAGCAGGCATCCCGGGCGGCTCGGCGTCCTTGCTCTCCTCGGCCTTCGGGAGCTCGTCAGACACGAAATCGAAGCGCATCTCTATCTCAGGCGTGAACAGCACGTCAATTACGGCCGGCCTGATTTTGGCTAAATCGACGTGCTCGGCGTTCCCCTGGTCCCAGACAGGAGCGCCCAGAGCGCCGAAAACCTGCAGCGATCCATCGCCCAGCACGCCTTCTTCGGCCTCGCTGAGCCACGAGAAGACCCGAATAGAGCCGTCGGGGTCTATGGTGATCGCTGCGCCTTGCAGCTTGGCCAGGATCTGCGAGACGGCATCGCGGCCGTTGGCGTCTATCCTGACATTCTCGATCGGGATGTCGAATAGCAGCGCGTCGTCTTGAATCTTGATGGATCCGGGCGCAACAGGTGTCAAAACACCCCGACGCTCTACCCTGTTCAGAACGTAACGGAGCGCATCCTCGGGGCTCCACGGCTTTCCATTTCTCAATGAGAAATGCTTGTAATCATGGATCGGTGACGGGTCCACCTGCAGTTTATCGCCCCACTTGTTCCGCCTTTCCAGCGCTACTCGGCGCGGAATATTGAAGCTCTTTTTGAGGTGCTCCCGGGGCCACCAATAACGGCGGTCGGCGACTCTAACCCTGCGCTCGTGCGGATTTGATCCCGGGTCGATCCATAGAATCGAGAGCTGCTCCCAGGTCTGCCCGTGCAGCTCTAGCACGTCCTCGCTGATCTTGTCGCTGATCAGCCCCTCAGCGTCTCCCGCCGCAATGTCGAACGTTCCGATAAACGGCGTGACTCCCGTTGTCATCGTCCAGCGCTGCGGCGCGGATAGGATCAGCGGGCGGCCGTTGAGCGTCGCGGTGGTCTTGTTTTTTGCCACTATTCGGCTTCAACCGACGTCCCACCCGACCCGCCGCCGCCCTTCGGCGGCTTGTAGACCTTGCGGAACTGCTGCACGGTTGTAATGGTCACATCTGTCACCGCGATTTGTGACGTTCCCGGATCTCCCAGGAGTAGCGGGGTCTCGGCGGTGGTCGTGACCTCGGCCCCATAGCTCCCAGGCCCCAGGCTGCCGCCGCCGCCGCCACCCTTGGCCCCGGCGCCGCCACCCTGGACGTTACCGCCGCGCTCCTCTTTCGATAGGTCAGCCACCCCACCGGGGCCGATCCTGAATCGAGACGTGGACCGGAGCTCGCCCTCGTCACCCTCGCCCGCCTCAAAATTGATAAAGAAGCCGGCAGGCCCGCCGCCGGGCAGGTTGATTTGCACGCCGCCGCCCACCACCTGACCAAGCCGTCTGAATCGCTCGCTGATCACGCGGAAGATTTTCTGCGGACCCTGATAGACCAGATACGCCAGCGGGTCACGATGCCCCACGGGCTTGTTGACCTCGCCGGGGTCGTCTTTGATCTCGGTGGTGATCTGGTACTCGAGCAACCCGAAGCCGTTCGTGACCATCAGGCGCAGCTCGGACGTGATCCGGTTATTGTAGCTATCCAGCGTCGGAGAATCGGACATCAAAGCGACCTGTCCACCGCCCCAGGCTCGGCGCGCTTGGCTCAGCAGGAAGGGGCGTATCGTGTCCAACCACAGGCCCTTCAGATCCTTCGTCACGGTCTTATCGACGCACGTCTCGTAGGTGACGATGATCTGAGCTGGCCGGCTGACAATCCGCCCTGGACTGTCCCCGGGCCAGTCGCCGATCCTCTTGAAAAAGACCGCCGGCTCTACAATCGCAGGGTGGTCTAGCGTCCCGCCCGACTGCTCGAAGATGATCTCTTTAGAGCTGAGGGAGAATTCGACAATCGTGTCGGTGTCGTTGACCTTCAGCGTTTCCGCGGGGATGTCGAAAAGCGTACCTCCCGGGAACGTCGCTATCGCGTCAGAGATCAGCCCCGCTCGAGCTGCTTCGTATACCGCCCGCGCGCTGAGAACCAGCGGCGTAGCGGTGGACGTGAAGACGCCTGATAGGGTCCAGCGCGTGATGCGCGAACAGTCGTAATCAATGTCCAGCACCTTCTCGCGGCCCTTCGTCCCGTAGACGTCAGCCGGAAGGTCAAAAAACACCGTCAGGTTGTAGCGCTTCGACCGCCCGCTATCTGTCCCCGGATCGCCCGGCGTTTGTAGGTCGGGCATATGGTTGAAACCGGTGGCGAATGCCGGGTCAAACTCGTGAAGATCAGATCCCGCCTGTACGTGCTCGAGCTTCTTGCGCGGCGTCCTGAGCGCCGTCTCGGTCGTGCTGATCAACGCTGCGAAGTCGGAGTCCGAGTCGGTATCGTTCCGCAGAACGAACGAGCAAAACAGCGTCCCATTGTCCGGGCCAATCGTGACCAGAACCGGCCCGTCTAGGAGGAGCGTGGTAGACGCTCCTCCTATCGTGACGCCGTTGTAAGTGACGCTCAGCGCGCGGGAGATTAATGTGGTCATGGTGAGGAAAAGAGATTAAAGAGGAAAACAACCATCGCGTCGCTTATTTCCTCGTTGCTGATGTCACCCCGCAGATTAGAAAACGCCTGAGCCGTTGCGCTCTCTGACTCTTTCGCTTTCCTGTGCGCCTCGAAGTTTTGGGACAAGAACCCCGCGTCGATCTCGATCCCTAGCTGCGCGCCGCCTTCTGCAGCAGCCCACGCGCCGCCGACCCCGCCGAGCAGGCCCGCCAAGCCCGTTTTCAGCTCTCGCACCGTGGCCGCCAAATCCTGTATGCTCTGCGTGACTATGCCGTTAACCTGCTCGCCCAGCGCGGCCTGCACGGCGGGAAGCTGAAAAGCCTCGAGCAGCATCGGCTCGAATTTGTTCACGGCTTCAGCCACTCCCGCGATACCAGCCGAGGCCAGAAGCCGGCGGCCCAAAAACTTCGGCAGAAGCCCCGCTGCCGTCCCAAACTCCGACGGAGCGAAACTGGCACCGGGCAGCGGCTTAGCCTTTGGCTTGGTGACCCGTTTCCCGGGCGGTGGAATCGGGGGCTTGCCTTCGTCCTTCGCCTTCTTGCGGCGGTCGGCGTTGCGCTTGCGGACCTTGTCGATCTCGTTCTCTCGGCCGCCCTTCGCCTGTGCCCTGGCCTTGTCTAGCCCTTGCAGCTTTATCTTGAGCTTGACATCAGCCATCAGACCACCGCTACCGTAAGCGTCTCCGCTGCACTCACCGCGCCCGTGGTCGCGGTAACGGGGGGCGTGTTGATCTCGTCATACAGAGCGAACAGCGAATAACTGAATGCCCCCACCCCGGGGGTGTCGCTCACGCTGACCGCTAGCGGGCCGCTCAGTGTAACGCCTGTCCCGCTGGTCGCAGTCGCTGGGGGCGTAGCACCAGCCGCGCGCCGTAGCACCAGCTCGAGGCGGTCGAATCGGTCGGGCGGGAGACGCCAGGTCAGAGCAGCCACGCCCCCGCCCGGCGTCGTGGCAGCGAGCCGGGTCGGGGGATGATAGAACCGCCGGGTTGTTGCCTTGCTGCTAAACGCGAACGAATTCAGGGCGATCGTATCGTAATCCTCGTGAACGATCGAGTCGGCCGAGCTCGATGCATAGAGCACCATCGAGAGCCCCGTCTCGTCTCCGATCTCCTCGAGCGTGACCTGTAGCTGTTCCTCGACCTCGAGCAGCCCCCGCCCCAGACTGCCGCCGGTACGGTTGGCGCCAATCAAGGCCGCCTCTCCGAAACCGTCGCCCTGGTTGCGCGTCATCAACCACAGATTCCAGTTCAGCGAATGAATCCGCGGGTCGCTGGGGTCATTGCTCCCGCTGCCCTGACTGATCACGACAGCCGGGAAGATATTCCCCCGCCGGCTGGGGAAGTCGTTTAGCCCCGCGCTGATCGCCAAGAAACCAAAGACGAGCTCGCTGTCGGGCCATACGGCCGCGCTGAGCAGGTGCTTGATTTGTCGGGCGTGCTGCCAGCGGTTCATTATTCTAGCCCCTCCCTGGCCCCTCTCAGGACATCAGAGAGAGCATGATCCGCCCGTTCCTCGGAGTCATCCCCCACGGGATAGCTAGAGAGCCCGGCGAGGATGTCATACGCCAGGCACAGCGCCGAGGATTCTTCGGGCGATAGTGCCAGGAGATCGCTTGACGACAGCACCATTCCGCACTTTTTGGACTCGATAGCGACATCCAGAAGGGATCGGACCTCGAGCGCGCTCCCCTCGACCAATCCGGCCAGTTGATACAGGATCATGGTGTCAAGGTCATCCGCTCAAGCAGCATGTACTGATAGACGCGGCCCAGAGCCTGCGGCATCCCCCAGAACGCCACCGGGATACCCCATTCTTCGCTCAGGTCGTGAGAAATCGAAGTGGTTTCGTCAATCCAGCCGATCGCGCAATCGAGAAACAACGCCGGGTGTACCTCGGTCGCATCCGGCGCCAGCAGAAGGGACACCGCGCGATCTCCTCCGAGCCCGCCCCGGTGCCGTTCATCGGTCGCCGTATAGGTCAGGTCGCCGCTCGAGCTCTCAGGGAATAGCGTATCGAACGCGTCGGCGTCATACTCTCGCAGGAACGCCGCTACCACAGCATCCTCGCCATTCTCTAGCACCTGATAGCCGACCCCCGAAAATTCCTCGGCGCGCAGAATCGCCCGCCGCGGTATCAGCTCCCACTTGATCAGCGAGAACAGCCCGAGCTCGGTCCCCCCGTAGGGCGCCTCGAAGCTCGTCGGGTTGGCGATGATGACCCCGCGCCAATCCAGGGTCCTCTGTGGATTTGGAGTGCTCATCAGTAAAGCCGCCCGACCTCAGACAGCGTAGTCTTGACCAGCAGCGCGACCAGCTCAGGCGTCGAGGCGATGAAGGGCCGCGGGATAAGCTGCGTCCGAAGGACTTTCACCTTCCCCATAAATGGGCCGAGCTTATCCCTGTAGGCGGCCCCGCGCGCCGTCTTCAGGAAGGCTTTGATCCCGCGCTTCGTGGTCTCGGTGATGTCGATAGACGACACGCCGCCACGCTGAAAACGCTCGGCGTAGTGGACCGTAGACCCGACTTCAACCGCGGGCTGGCCGCCTACCGTGATCGTGCGAGCCGAGATCGAATCGCGCAAAAACCCCGTGTCGATGCCCGCCTTACGATCGCTGAAGCGGCGCGACTTCGGCGCCGTTCTCCCGGCGCTAAAATCGGAGATAGCGCCGGCGATATTCAGCTTCGGGGCAGGCTGCCCCGGGTAGCGCGCGGCCCACTTCTGACCGCCGAGCCGCTGGAGTGAAAACGCATCCTGGAAATAGGAAACGGCAGTTCCTCCCAGGATCTCTAGCAAAGGCCCCGGGTCAGCGGTAAACGCATCTAGTTGGCGGGGCGTGATGGCCACTTATTGTGTCCCGTTGGGACGAGCTCACGCATTAGCCCGTCCATGTCCATATGCTCCTGATACCGCGGAACCTCGGGACGCCTCCCGCTGGTCGAGCGCGGGCTGATACGGTTGTTATGGGTCTGCATTCTCAGGTCGGGCATGTTCTCAGCTATCCAGCGGTCCCAGTCTGCCAGGGCTGATTTAGACTCCCGCTTGAACGCGCACAGGCGCAACACAACGCCCTCGACACCGATTAGGACGTGGACCGAATCAGCCGTGTCATAGGTCACGTTGGCCTTGAGCACAAAGGCCGCTTCGACGTCGGAGACGGCCTTGCCCAGAAGCGTGTCGTCAATCGTCAACGAGCCCGGCGCGTTGTTCGTCAGCTGCTCGAGCTGCGCGGGGCCGTACCTGTCTTTCACGTCGTCAAGTAGTGCCATTGATTACGGCTCCGGGATCGTCTCGGCGGGGCTTACCGCGTGCGGGGCGTAGAGCCCGAGCAGGCGGAAAAAGAATTGCTGGATGATCGAATCAGACCCGCTGAAAGTGTCCGTGAACGTCATCCGGTCGCCGCTGCTCCCCGGCTCGGTGCCCGCCCTAAATGGCGTCTGATCGCCGACTGGTAGCAGCCAGTGACCCGCGAACGGGACATAAGGGACGAAGATCAACGAATCGACGCGAACCTCTCCGACTAGCCCCGAGATACCGACCGACAGGTCGAGAGCTTCTTCGGCAAAGTTTCGATACCAGGCGTCTTCGCTGTCAGGCGCGACCAGGAAGTTCAGCAGGTTCCATCCCGTTTGGGCAGCGAGAATCACGCTGTTCGTATTGGACCCGACGCCCAGCGTCAGAGTACCAGAGCCCGCTACAATCGAGCGGTTGTAGGCGATCTGACAGAAGTAAGGAACGAATCTGGAGAGGCTGCGCCCGGTGGCGTCGATACGCTGCGTGAACGTCCGGGACGACTTGAAGACCATCGAGAATCTCGATTCTGTCTCGAGCTTCTTAGGGTAGTAGATGCTGCCGGCGGCGTCGTCAAATTCGACGTCTGACCCGTCGCCTGCGAGGGTACTGTCCCCGCTCGTGGAATTGATCCAGTCGCTGATACTGGTCGGGGTTGTCTTATCGCCGCCGAAGTTATCGAAGCTGGCATTCGCCGCCGCGCTGGCGTCGCTGTCGGCGGTCGTCATCGAGCGGGACTGGCCACCGCCGAGCGGTTCTACGGCATCGCTCCCGGTGCCGTTGGCAATGCTCCAAACCTCGGCGTTGCGGGACGATCCGGTGTTGGCGTCTCGGATGCATCGGGCCTCTACCTGGCCCTCTGTCCCCGTGGCGCCGATGTTGATATTCTCGATCGCAAAGTCGCGGTCGTCCTTGGTGATCCGGTGGAACGTACCGCCGCCGACATTCGCGCCCGCCATCGTCGGCGGGTCGTAGGTGATGCCGCGCGTCAAGACCGACTCGCTGTTATCGATCATGTACCGGCGCAGCGCCTGGAAGATGGCAACCGCGTTGCCGGGGTTGACGTCGAAAACCCGCGCGGCGTTATTCAGCCAGCCCAGCAGCGGGTCGGGGTTGGCAAGGAAGGCGGACAACAGCGCCCGTAGGCTATTGCTACCGCCCTCGATCTGGCCCGCAAAGTCTCCCTTTAGAATCGTCGTCAAGGCGTCCTGATCGGTGACGAACGTTCCCGCGTGGATGTCCGCCTCCTTGTAAAACTTCATAAGGGCCGTTAGCTGCGGCACTAGGTCAGTAGTGAAGTCTGGGACAGACACGGGCTAAATCCTCGCGGGTTGTTTGTCAGACGGGCAAGAGCTCGCGCTCTGGCTCCTTTGGCTTGCTCATCATCCAGGAAACGATCGGCTCGGGAAGCGGCTCGATCGTCGGCGGGTCGTTCCCCGGCCCCATCCCAGAAATGTACTGCCCGCGCTCATCCCACGGGATCAGGTAGCAGTAGCAGGCAAGGGGGTGGTCGCTGTTATGGGGGCGGTAACGGCTTCTGATCTGGCCGTCTTTGTTCTTGAACGCATAGCGGCTGTCTACTACATGCCGGCGCGCGGAGCTGCCAGCGTTGGGGACTCGCACCATCAGACGGTAGCCCGCTTCCATGACCCGGGCGACTTGCTCAGGCGTGAGATAGGCGATACAGCCGCGCGACTCTCGGCGTCCGGTCGTCCCGTCTACCTTGTCGGTTACGTGCTGCGTGGACAGAGGAAAGCTGATACCGCCCAGGTCCGGCGTATGAATCGGGCTGTTTGCGGTGCAGCCGACCCAGTACGCATCAACGCCCGCCCCGCGAACTGACCCGGCGTCTCCGCTGACCAGCCGGTCAACATTTGCGCGCCAGTCGTAGGCGCCTTCGGGCTCGTGCTCGTTGCGCTTCGACTTCGACTTCGGCGGCCGGCCTCGCTTCTTTCTGGGCGCTGACCCGCTCGCTTCCGTCGTCGTCTTCGGCGGCCGGCCGCGCCGCTTCGGCTTCGGGGCGTCTTGCGCCTCTGAGCCATCAGCGAGCGGGTCTCGCTCGGCCTTGTCGGTATTGTTGTCGCTCATCTTCGGTGGTGCTCCCTATGTAGAGTATGCAGGGCGCCAGCTATGAAGCCGGCGCCCTCCGTTGATTGCTGCTAGACCGTGACCTTGAGAGAGGTCAGCGGCAGGTTAAGACCCGTGCCGCTCCACATCTCTAAAACGATCTCCTCAATCCCGCGCTTCTTGTGCTCGATCGAGTTCGACCGGTCGTAGAAGTCAGACTCGAGCCCGAGCGCGTCGTGGAAGAACAGCGGGACCGGGCCGTCAGGCTGGCCGGCGAACACGAACATGGTCGTAGCGACGGTGAGCCGGGTCGAGCCAATAACGCGGATCTCGTAGCCCGCGTCCATGAAGACATTCGAGACGCCCGCGTTGCTGGTGCCCGTTACGAGCCCCTGAGCGTTGACGGTCTGGGCGAACGCCTCGGCCGCGGCCTCGGTGCTCTCTCGCGGAATCAGGACGGTCAGAACCTTCGTCTCCTCGTCCTCGATCGCCGGCTCGCCCTCGGGATCGAGGAAAGTGAGCATCCGCTCAACCGCGCGGAAAACCGCAGAGCGGAGACCGGGGCCGGTCGTGATGTCCTGGCCGGTGACGATGTTCCCGCCCGTTGCGCCGAAGCGCGCCGCGCCAGAGCCATCGGTTGCCGAGAACCAGGCCGCACCGTCTGGCGCGCTCAGGATCAGCGGGAGGAGCTTCGGGTCTACCGTGCCCTGCAGCTGCTGGTATAGGATCCGCTCGAAGCGCTGCGCCGCACGATTGGCCGCGCGCTCGGCATCGCCGCGGATGTCGCCGAGGTTGCCCAGCTCGCGATCCCTGCGGAGCCACGAGACATCGCTCATCCAGCGGAAGTTGACCGTGTCGAACGTCCGGTAACGGTACGCCTTGCTGGCCGGCTGCTCGCCCCAGTTGACGCGATCGAAGGTCTTCGGCGGCTCGCCATAGCCCCACTTTTCGATCAGGTTCGAGCTCGGGACGCCGGTCTGTACGACGCCGCGGAACGTGTCCGCGGCGTTGATGACCATCCGATCCCATGTATTGTCATAGTCGCTACGCAGACCCAGCGCTAGGGTCGGCCCGCTCATTACCTCAGCCATGGCTGAATGCCTCCTTACGTGGGCTTAGGGTTAGTTCTGCGCCATTTCGGTGCGAGAGTAGAATTCGATCTCGAAGCTCGCCGAGCTGTAGAAGTCGGTGATCTCACCGATTGCCGGCAGGCTCGTGGTCGGCGTCACCGTCAGGTCTAGAACGTTGTCAGAAGATGCGGTCAGGTACACCTTGAGGCCCACATCCCCTTGAGCCGAGGCGCCGGCGATCGGCAGGTAACGGCCGACCTTTCGGCCCACGTCCAGAATGACGCGCGGCGGGACGTCTGCGGATGTGTCGCCCGTGACGTTTACGGGGATCGCCCCGCTGACGTCCTGGGCACCCTCGCCGAAAGCGCAGGCGATGCCGTAGGGCTCCTGCCCCGCGACGTCGGTCAACAGCGCAATACGACCGCTGACGCCATCGACTCCGTAGTAGCCGCCGAGGAACAGTTCAACGCCGTCCTTGATCTGCGAGCTGATCTTGTTCTCGGTATGGTCGATCTCCTCGCGGGAGACATCGGTCAGAGCAGCCATAGGATTAAGCCTCCTGGCGGTTTGTGTTTTTCTTCATCTGCTGCTCCACGAACTTTACAAGACCGATCCGCGGGGCAATCCCGCCGGCCTCCAGTTCGCGGTACTGTGCCGCGTACTGGCGGCCCTTCTTCATCAGCTCGGGGCTCGCCTGGTACTGAGCGCCAAGGTCCGCCAGATCGCTCTGAGCAGCCCCGGGGCTATCGTCCCAGCTGGTCGGCGGGAGCCCGCTTGACTGGGCCGCTTCCTTGCGCGTCTCGTGGTAGGCAGTCAGAGCGGGGATTCCGCCAGCCGCGTACATCGCGCCGCCCTTCTCCATCGCCTCGGTATAATCGACGCCGTAGAGCGCCAGATCCGAGGCGACACGCTTCAGCGCGGAACCCCGCGACCTGTCCGCGCTGATCTGGTCAAGCTGCGCCTGCTGGCGCGCGTTCTGCCTGATCAGCTTCTGATTCTGCTTGTAGAGGGCTTTGACGCCCGCGGTCAGGTCCGACGCCGAATAGGCGCCCACCGCATCGAGGCGGGCCATACCGCGAAGCATACGCATGGCGCCCTCGTCCTCCTCCTCGTCCTCGTCCTCATCGCCCATATCAACCTCGGGCTCGATAGGGTCGATGTTCGACAGATCGACGGGCGGCTCGGCGACCTCCTCGAGCTCGGCGGGGATCTCGGCGGGCGTGTCGTCCGGGGGCAGCGCCTCCGGGGCCTCGTCCTCGAGGCCCACTTCGAGCTCATCGTCTAGCAATTCCTCGTCCGGCTCTTGCATCCGAATCGGCTTGATTCCGTGCGCCATTCCAGCACTCCTCTGGTATCTGATTGCACCGCCATCGCGGGCGATTGCCTGGTAAACGGCCACCGGCTCGGGACGTCCAGAAACGGCGCCAGGACGCCGGCGGCTTGCCGACGGGTTGGGGATCTTCTCGCCGATCTTGATCTCGAGGCGGAAGTGGGGCGGCGCATGGGACAACAGCGCCACGCTGTCAATCTCGGCGGCCTGAAAAGACAGAATCTCAGGGGACAGGTAGGACAGCTCTCCGCGCTCGATACGTCCCAGCGTCTCGGCGTCGATGTCTACCAGGTCGCCATAAATGCCCTGTTGGATCTCGCCCTGATAGGACGACGGCGCGAGCTCGGTGAGCTCGAAGCGCCCCTGGTATTTTACTTCCTCGTCGCGCCCGTGGTGGTTCTCATGCAGCGGGCCGCGGTAGTCGTCCTGCGCGCGGCGGGTCTGATTCGTCTCGAGCGCATGGCCGAGCCACTTCTCACCGACCCAAAACGACGACTCCTTGCCGTCCTCAGCCTCGAAGACTACCGGATGCTCAGGCAGAATCAGGGCGCGCTCGATCGTCCAGCGACCATCATCCTGCTGCCGTGCTGTTAGACCCTTCGCCATGCATGCGAATTACAGGCGCGGGGCCAGACTAACAAGCCAGAAAATCCCCAACCTGTCACGATTGGGCGGATACGCTCAGCAGTAAATGCAGATTTGAGCGGATACGCCTAGAACCGGGGGCTTTTTCTGGCGCCCGGTGGCACGCGCGGATTCAGCACTTCGGGCGCCAGATTGCCCTCGGCGTCGATCAGCCCCTTACGCTCGAGCTCGGCGCGTGACACGAGGCGGACACGGCACCGGCAGCGGTAGCCGAGCGGCGGGCGCCAGGTGTTCCAGAAGGGCGAGTCAACGGCGGCGATGATGCCATCAAGCGCGGCGTGGTTCTCGGTGCTGTTCTTGCCGTCCCTGACGTCAGAATCTTCAGCCGTCAGGAACTGGAGCGCGGGGAAGGCCGGCCCCATCTTGCGGGCCTGGTCGAAGCGGCCCGCCGTGCTGGTCGTGGCGAAGTTGGTCTCGATGACGTTCTGCGCGTATGACCGGCCCCAGGGGCCGAGCTCCTCGATAACCTGCTCGGCGGCGGGGCGGGTGATCTCGCCGGCCTGCAGACGGACCAGCGCCTCGCGCGCCTTCTGCGTGACCTCGAGCGATGCGGTCTTGCTCAGCCCGAAGGCTGGACCCTCGCGGTAGAGCTGGGCCAGTTCCTCAGCGTCGGCTGCTATGACGGGCTCCCGGCGCTGCAGGTCGGCTATTGCGGCGTCGAAGGGCACAGCGGGCAAGCGGGCACCCTGTAGCGCGCGAGATGTCTTCGGCTCGGCGCCGCTGACCGCTTCCCGGATCAGCTGCACGCGGCCGGCCAGATGGGATAGCACGTTGAAATCTGCGATAGACCCCGCCAGCTCGGCTTGCTGCGCCTCGACCTGCTTCGAGGTGCCGCCGACAACGGCTCGGACCAGAATCCGCATGCGCTCGGCGATCAGGGCTAGCCAGAATTTCACCGTTGGCCGCGCCCGGCTGCCTGCTTTGCGTCAATATCGTCTCGAGAAACAACGCCCGACAAGATGGCACGGAGCGCAGCCCCCGCCCCGGTGTTTAGCGCGCTGGGATTTTGGTTGATCCGGTTAAAGCTGCGCGTAGAGCGAGGGCCTCCCTGAACAATATCAATCGCCGCCGCGAGGTCCGAATGGTCAATCTCGAACGGGAGAGGTTTCGGAGGTGGATTTGCCCCGCCTGGACTGATCCGCTCCAGAATCTCCCCTAGAGTGTCTCGGGCCGTGTCTGTCATGCCAGGATAATCGGCTTTCGGCTCTTTCGGCTTGTCCTTCGGCTTGTCCTTCGGCCCGTAAACCGCTGCAACCTTATC